CCCTCGGGAAGACTCGGGGCTTCGGCTCAATCCCGCGTTGATTCCTCGGCTCCGCTCGGAATGACACAAAGAAAACGGATCGAGAGAAAAGAGCGAGCCTTTGTTTGTCACCCCGAGCCTTGCCGAGGGGTCAACGCGGAGCGATTCGGGGTACGATGCGTGCTGATGCGGCGGCCCATTTGAACTGGCACTGTGCCTGTTCAAATTGTCTGATGCTCCACCGCGCATGATCGCCGCTACCGCTTCGCGTTGATTCCTCGACTTCGCTCGGAATGACAGACCGGGTGCTCTCACAGGCGCCTCACCTCGATCTCGGTCGTATAGCCGCTGCTGCGCTCCAGCCGATGCTTGCTGCTCTCGATATGATACGTGCCATCCACCACCCCGAAGCCCTTCATCGCGACGTTGACGCCGGCGACCAGCAGAGTTGTCCCCTCCATCTCCACTCTGCCGGTCACCTGCAGCATGTTCGCATCGTGCAGCGCACTAGCCGCCTTGAGCTGCGCCTGCTGCGGATTTTCGCAGCGGGTGACGATATGCAAATCATCGCCGGTCGGCGCGCTCGCATCATTCGCCGATGCCGCGATCAACTTCTTGGCCGCGGGATTCTGATAAGCGACACTCGCGCTCTTGTAGATTTGTTGGGTCTTGGTCTTGAACTCGAAGCTCTTCGCCAGTATCTGCCCCTCGCCCGCTCCTTTGCGGGAGAGGGAAGGGTGAGGGTTCTGCGACCCCCGGCTGATAGTCAATATACTCGCGGCCCGCTCCAGCTTCGTCCGCGAGTAGAAGATGATCTGCTTGCCGCGAATCGAGAAATCGTAGTTATGCGCCTGCGCCAGGCTGCGCAGAAAATGCAGGTCGGTCTCGTGCTTCTGGGTGAGCCGCGCCCAGGTGACATTGATACTTTGCGGCGCGCCAGTCACTGTCATCCCGTGCCGCTGCGCGATGGTCTGCGCGACCTGGAGCAGGGTCTGCGATTCGTAGGCGGCCGAACGCGGCGTGCGAATCGACGGCGTGATGCCGGCGGCGATGCATTTCAGATGAAACGTATCGGGCGGCCCCTTCAATTCCAGCTCGTCCACCTGGAAGTCGCCGCAATTGAGGAGCTGCTCGCCATCGTAGCCGATGAGCAAAGTGACGACGTCGCCGCGCACCGGAAACCACGGCCCCTGCCATCGGCGGTCACGGTCTTCGAGCGTCACCTCCACTTCATCAGAGGAATGCGCCACTTTGTCGGTGTAGCCGATCTCAGTCACCATCCCGGACACATCCGCCGAGATGTTCGCTCCCGCGTAAGTCAGCACCCATCGCGGATGCCGCACCGGATATGAAAGTGCGCTAGCCATCAGTCGTCATTCTCGTCTCGTCTCTGAAGTGACACCGGCTTTAGCCCGTGGTCTTTCAAATTCCCGGGAACAAGAAGGAACACAGGCTAAAGCCTGTGCCACTTCAGACTCAGGCATCATCGTTTCCATGGCGGCAGATCCGCGGTCTCCTGCACCGCTTCGTCGACAATCAGCAGCGGCACGCCGATATTGAGTCCCGCTTCGAACACCGCTTCGATCGGAATCTGCGGGTTGACCTGGATAATCGGGCCGAACAGCGACGCGTCGCCGTAGTAGCGCCAGGCCAGCGTGTCCCATCGTTCGCCCGCCTGGGTGAGATGGGGAATGAATTGCGCGGCCATCAGCAGATCCCGCCCTTTCTCCCTGTCATCCCGAGCGCAGCCGAGGGGTCAACGCGGGATTGAGCCGAAGCCCCGAGTCTTCCCGAGGGGGATTCACTGCACGATGCGCGCTGATGCGACGACCCATTTGAACCGGCACTCTGCCTGTTCAAAGTGTCCGCTGCTCCACCGCGCATAATCGCCGCTACCGCTTCGCGTTGATTCCTCGGCTTCGCTCGGAATGACAACAAGGCACGGAATATGAGACGAGTGCTCCTGCTCCTACCCCCAAGCATCATCCTGCCCTCACTATGGTTGACGTTGACACGTCGCTGGGATTGCCCGCCGGCGGCGTGCGGCCGGTGCCTCTGCTCACTAATGCGCTCACCCCCGGCGATGAATAGTCCGCAGGGGAATATGTCACTCCCGGCCCGGCACCGGCGTCGCGCAATTGCACAATCGCCGACGTCGGCAATAAGTTGTGCGGCCCTATCGGCCGCGACGGATCGAATGGCTGCGGCTGGCTGACCCCTGACCGCTGACCGTTGCGCCGCCCTGCGGCGCCTTCACGACCCCAGGAGGCGGACTCGTCCGCCGAGGGGGAGCAAGGGGATCGAAGTCCACCCCCGGGATCCATTCCTTCAGCTCCAACTTCGCCGAAATCGCTACGTAGCTGCCGTCATCGGCGAGCTGATGATGCGTTTCCTCCAGCGACTCAATCACGAAATAGCCGCGATGCACCCCGTTGCCGAAGATCAGCGCCCGTGCCTGATGGTCCTCTGCGGCTGCGCGCAGCTTGTCCATCTGCGTCTTGGGATTGACGAACGCGACATGGAACCCCAGCTCGAGCGAAATCTTCTGCAGCTGGTTGGCTAGCCATTGGAGCCGCGGCGCTGCTGCGACCACCCCGTGCTCGGCGTACAAATACTCATTCGCCGCGTGAAACGACTCGGGCCCGTTCACTGTTTCGAAAACGATTTCACCAAACAGGGCGAACATTATCGTTTTATCCTTTTGCCGATGGGGCATCTTCACCTGAGTTGCCGGCACCCCCAAGGCCGCTTGTCTGGAAGTTCGCTTGCCCAGGCCCATCGGTCTTATGTCGCAAGTATTTGGTCGGTTCTGTGCGCCTAGGTGCCATAGCGCCTCCGGGGGCATGCGATTTAGCGGCCCGCCGGGATTCGCGACGCCCTTCCAGCAACCGCCGACGAACAAAATCAGGGTTCAGTCCGAGAGAGTCGCAGGTTTGGGTAAAGGAAAAGAAAGGCGAGTTGTCGTACTCGCCGAAAATCCAGAAGTCTGCTTCCTGATACAGACGTTCGTGCAAGCTGATGACGCTATTTCCGCCCGTGACCCCGACCCCCGAGATTGATTGCCAACATTCAATTGCGTCCAGCAGCATCTCCTGCAGCATCCGCCTTTCCGCTTCGAGGTTGGCGCATTTATAGAACCTGTCAAAGAATTGCTCGGGCGTGAGCAGGTCCGGCGCAAAAACGTTCTCGAATTCGCTCGTCAAATTGTCGCTGTTCCAGATTTGACCGAAATGCATGTTGTCTCTCTGACAGGTTTCTGCCCTGCTCCTGATATTCTGTGCAGCGGTAGTTCTGGCAATCTTGCCCGGTGCACTCAGCGGCCGGATTGCGGCATTGCCGCGGCTGCCGATCATGCGGTCAGTTCTTCGCTCCAGTACATTCAGCGGATGAGCGCCCGGTCCATCAATCGAGCCGGGCTGAATCAAATCGCAATCCGAGTCTGTGCGTGAGATTCGTAAGGTCGAACTCAAATCCGCGTGATGACTTAAATCGCTTCATATAGGCGTTATTCAGATCGTTCCGATGTTGGCGCGGAACTGCCCCAACTGGTCGACCCCGTTAACCACGTACATGTTCGCGAGTACATCGTAGAGCAGGTACTGCACGCCGGCGACGTAGTACTCGCAGTGATAGACGGCGAGGGTGGTGGGAAAATCGACCTGCTCGTGCTGTCTGAAATTGAGCGGGCCGCCGTCCTTGAACTGCGCGGTCATCAGGCCGACGAACGGCAGCTCGGCGGTGCGTCCCTGCGAGGTGTATTGCTCGACCGACGCGCGAATCTGGAACTGATGCGATTGGAAGACGCTTAGCGTCGCCAGCACTTCGCTGTAGATCGACGACCATTTGACTTTGGCTTCGAGCTTGTCGATGCCCGCGGGAAATTCAGCGGTGCCGAACATCCCGAGGCCCTTGTGGTCGACCATCTTGGCCTTCGGCCACGCCAGCTCGACCTCTTCCGCGCGCCCCAGCAGCGAGGCCCCGTCCAGGTAGATATTCGCGTTGGTGACGCGGGATACATTGATTAGTGCCATATTGATTCTCCTGGTTTCTTTTGTCACCCCGAGCGGAGCCGAGGGGTCAACGCGGGATTGAGCCGAAGCCCCGAGTCTTCCCGAGGGGGATTCAGTGCTTGATGCGCGCCCCTCGCGACGATCCGTTTGAACAGAGACTCACTCTCCAAGTAGTTTCGCAGTTCAAACTGGCTTTCGCTCTCGCACTCATTCTCGCCTCGCTTCGCGTTGATTCCTCGGCTTCGCTCGGAATGACAGAAAAGAGCATTACCCCTGGGGCGTGGGGCTTAACCCATTGGTGTTGCCGCTTAACTGACTCAGCAGCGTGGTGTCGATGAAGACGTTGAAGGTCAGCCGCTCGGCTGGCGGTGGCGGCATGCAATCGATATCGAACACCAACTGGCCGTTCGCGACCTGCGAGCTGGGGTTCTCTGCCGGATTGTAAGACGCGCTGCCGGCGACCAGGGCGCCGCGTCCGATCAGCGTCCGCAGGAAGCTGTTGACACTGGCCAGGATGCTCGCGATGAGCGCGTTCGAAATCGGCTGGTCGAGGAACTGCATCATCGCCAGCATCACCGATTGCTCAATCACGTCCATCGTGCGGCGGATCGGAATAAACACGTCGGAGGTCGAGTATGAGGGGAAGCCGGCACTGCGGTTGCCCCATACCCGGAGCCCAGTGCCGAACGCCTGAAATGCACTGACGATTCCCGCGGCATTGAGATTGTTGGTGTCCGAGGCCGCATCAAGGAACGACGAGTAAATCGACACGTCCGGCCCCAGCGGCCCGATAATCTGTGTATTCGACGGCGACCACCAGTAACCCTGCGCCAGGTCCTTGGCTGAAGTCGTCCCTGCCACCCAGGGCGAATAGGGACCCGCGTGCACCAGGTTCGCCAGGTTCTGCACCGCGATCCCGCTGGTGTTGATCGAAATCCCGTTCGGCACGAT